TGCTACAAATGGTACAAGTTGGATTTGGAGAACTTATTCAGGTTCAGGAGGAACTCAATGGATAACTTCAAGTTATCCTTCTAATGTAACAGCATCATTTAATACAACATATGCACCAGCTGGAGGTGGTAACTGGTTTACAGGTTCACCTTATCCTTGGTTTGATTCAAATACATATCCTATTACAGCATCTGTAACATTTGGTTTTTTTGATTCAAAAGATTTAAATTTAAATGTAACAAATATTATTAGAGCTAGATCTACAGGTTCTATTACAGGAGATGGATTTATTTTAAAACAAGCTGTTGAATTTATTGATAATAAAGATGTTCAACCTGAATTAAAATATTTTTCAAGAGATACTCATACTATTTACCCTCCTGCTTTACAATTTAGTTGGAGAGATTATGTATTTAATACTGGTTCTTCTACTCAAACAATCCAAAATGCATTACCAGTAACTGTTACTTTAGCTCAAAACCCAGGAACTTTTTATCCACAAAGCTATAACAGATTTAGAATTAATATTCGTCCTGAATATCCTATACAATTATGGACTACAGGTTCGGTATATACAAATAATTACTATTTACCAACAGCATCATATTGGGCTATTAAAGATTTAGATACTAATGAAGTAGTAATAGATTTTGATACTCAATTTACTCAAATTAGTGCTGATGCAACTTCAAGTTATTTTGATGTTTGGATGAATGGTTTAGAACCTGAAAGATATTATGCTATTTTGATTAAATCAGAAATAGCAGGTACAACACAAGTATTTGATGATCAGTATTATTTTAAAGTAATTAATACATAATGGCTGAACAAATAAATTTAAATAAAACAGTATATAGTAAAACCCAATATGAAAGGGTTATTGATACTACTTTTACTCAATTAGTCCAACCAGAAGCAACCCCAGTGATTGTTGCCCCAACAATTTCAATTTCAGAATTTTTTTCAAATTATCAATCTTTATTTTTTGAAATACCTAAATTTGGTTCTATAAACTCTCATGAGTATCTTATTAAAACTAGTCAAGAATATGCTGGAGATTTTAACAATGATGATACAATCCAAGCATTAATTGAAGAAGTTACTCAATTAAGACAAGAAAATTTAGATTTACAACAACAACTTTTAAATAGTCAATTAACAGGAAGCATCAATGTCTGATATAGTTAATATAAATTTAATCAATCCCAATACTTTTGAACTACAAGATTATTCTGTGGATGACACTTCTCTTATTACAAATTTTGAAGTTCAAACATCTTTTAATCCTAAAAGTGACAAAATAGAATATTTTATTTATGATTTAAATAGAAATATTTTATATAGTAATGTAAATGGTTACGGAGGTTATCAATTAATTGATAATAATTTAGTATTAGATCCTGAAAATGATTTACGAAATCAAGGATTTGAAGAAGGAAATTATAATACATTATATAATTTCGTTAGTCCAAAACTAGCTTCAAGTCCTAATTTTCCGTATTTTATATCTCAAATCAGTACAGATAGAACAGAAATAAGATTAGATACAACTTCTATTCCTAATGATTTAGTTATTTCTTCTTCTTTAGAATTAACAGCAGATATTCAAAATTCAACAGGAAGTTATTATGATTTTTATTTAGATTTTGGTAATAATGAACTTATTATTGCTAATAATGCTTTATTAGATACTTCAAGTATTAATAATCCTACTGTATTAATTAAATTATACGAACCTCTTCCAGAACAATTTGTATTAAATACTCAAACATGGGTTGTAACACAAGTTGCTAATTCTGTTGCGTACAACATTGATATTACTCGAGTATTTAATTTAGTTGATGAAACTATACAATTAAAAGGACCTAATTTAAACCTTAGTATTAAGGATCAAATTAATAATTCAACAGATTATAGTAACCTATCTCAACTTGATTCAACAAATCAATCTCAAGGTTCTGGAAGTTTACAATATCAGTTAAACAGCATGTTAGCTCAAACTGGTATTGAAATTAATGTTGATTATTCAAATTATGCTAATTTTGTTCATTTTTCTTCCGCACAAACAAGATTAGAAAATTTTTATTATAAATTATCTTTAATACAAACATATCAAGCTAGTTCAAGTATTGCTACAGCAGCACCGACAAACTATTATGTTTCTTCAAGTAATATAATATGGCAATCTAAAATTAATGAAATTATTACTGGATTTGATGATTATGAATATTATTTATATTACTCATCAGGTTCAACAGCTTGGCCTAAATCAAATACAACTCCCCCATATACAAATTATTTAACCACATCAAACTCAGGTTCAAATTGGTTTGTATCTCAGTCAATTGTAGCTGAAGAATATGATATAGAAAATAATAATGCTCTTATAAATGCTATTCCTGGTTATCTTTTAGATGATCCTGAAAATGCACAATATGAGATTTTTGTTGAAATGGTTGGTCAATATTTTGATACTATATTTTTATATACTCAAGATATTACTAATAAATACAATGCTGATAACCGTATAAATTACGGAGTATCAAAAGATTTAGTAGCCGATATCTTAAGAGATATGGGTATTAAAATTTATCAAAATAACTTTTCAACAAACGATTTATACTCAGCTCTTTTAGGTTTTACACCTTCAGGAAGTTTATATAATTTACCTTATACGACGGGTTCATTGCCAACTCCTACGGGATATGAATATATAAACACGTATGTAACGGCATCAGCTACGGGTTCATTAATACCGACCGAAGATATAAACGCTGAAATATATAAACGCATATATGCTAACTTACCATATCTTTTAAAGAAAAAAGGAACAACAGAAGGACTAAAAGCATTAGTAACTCTTTATGGTATTCCTGATACTATTTTACAAGTAAATGAATTTGGCGGACAAAATAAAATTATAGAAGATGATTATGACCTTTGGTTTGATCAATACAATTATGCTTTTGATACTCAAGGAACAAATTATGTAACATCTTCATTTGAACTAGACCCAACATGGAATGCTCCAGGTAATGTACCATCTGCTGTTGAATTTAGATTTAAAACAAATGGATTACCAACAAATACTGGATATTATTCCCAAAGTTTATGGTCAAATAATTTAGGAACTGAATTAAGATTAAGATATACAGGTTCAGGATACACAAGTGGATCATATTCAGGTTCAATACCAAATCCATATAATGAATTTGCATTATTAGAATTTATTCCTGATTTCTCTAGTGACCCAACAACATCAGCAAGTGTTTATTTACCTTTCTTTGATGGAGGGTGGTGGTCTGTTTTAATTAATAAAAGTGGTGATCAATTTACACTGTGTGCCGGTAATAAAAATTATTTAGGAAATGATTCTAATTACGTAAATTATTTTTCATCCTCAGTTGTTACAGGAATTGAGTTTGCTTGGGGTAATAGTACAGCAATTTATTTAGGATCTGGCTCATCAGGAAAAATATTTTCTGGTTCTTTACAAGAATATAGATTTTATACAGAAACTTTAAATACATCTTCATTTGAAGATTACATAATGTATCCTTATTCTATTGATGCAAATGGTATTAATACAGCCCCTGATACATTAGCATTTAGAGCAACTTTAGGTGGAGAATTGTATACTGCTTCAGTTTCAATACATCCAAAAATAACTGGTTCTTGGATTACTACTCAATCATTTAGTGATGATACAAGTACTTTTGTTTTTACTCAAGATTTTACATCTTTTGTAGATAATGTAGAAACTGTTTATCCAAACCAATTCCCATCAGGCATTAAAAATAGAGTGTCTAATAAAATTAGACAACAAAATGAGGTTTTACCTTATAGTGGAAGTGAAGAAACTAATTTACCACAAAATACAGCTTTATCACCATTTATTTCAGTACAACAAGATGTACCCGCAAGTGGATCTTATACACCAAATATTGATTATGTTGAGGTAGCATTCTCACCCCAAAATGAAATTAATAATGATATTGCTGGACAATTAGGTTACTTTAATATTGGTGAATATATTGGTGATCCTCGTTTAGTATCTTCCTCAGCAGAAACATATCCTGCTTTAGATGCTTTAAGAGATTACTATTTTGAAAAATATACAGGAAATTATAATATTTGGGATTATATAAGACTTATCAAATATTTTGATAACTCTTTATTCAAAATGATTCAAGATTTTATTCCTGCTAGAACAAACCTTGCTTCTGGATTAGTAATTAAACAAACTACTTTAGAAAGAAATAAATATCCTGTTCCACAAGTATCTCCATCTTCATCTATTGCTTGGATAGGAAGTGGTTCATTTTCTATTAATAATTTATTATCTACATCAAGTTATGATATGGAAGGATCATCTTTATTTTTAAATATAAGTGAAGATGCTATAGTTAATATTAATGGATTTTTTGACAATACAAGCCCTACAGAAAATGGAGGTAATAGTCAAATTTTATATTATCCTCCATCTGGTCCACCTGTTACAATTTATGAAGGTCTTGGTTTACCAACAAATTCAACAAACTCTTTTGATCTTTCTGGTTTTAGTGTATCAGCTGGTTCACAATTAAGTTGGTTATATACTAATACCTCTAATCTTGATGTTTTATTAACAGCTAATGTAGCAAGTATTATTTTCACACCTACAAATATTCCTTATCAAACTGAAAATATACTAATTACGGGTTCTCCAATTCAAATGTATACTGTAACAGGTTCTACAGGAGGTACAACTCCTGATTTAATTTCTGATTATACTTTTAGAGCAGTAACGGCAAGTAATGGTCAAACATATTTTACTGAATATGGTACTCCTGTAAATCCAATGTTAAATTTAACCCAAAGTTGGTTAGGTATTACACCTTCTATAAGTGGTTCAGTACCATTTACTCAAAGTACAGCTGTTGAATTTTTTAATGGTGAATTTAGTGGTTCAAACTTAATAGTTGAAGATGGAGAATTAAATCCATTAAACCCTGTAAAATATCCCTCGACCCAAATTTTAACATATGAGATTTCAGGTTCACTCGATGTTATAAATGGAGTTGGATCTCCATCATCCGGAGAAATATACTGGACCGCTGATGATGGTACTACACCTGGAGGTAGTCTTACTTTACAACAATATGTTAGTACTCTTTGGATTAACGAAACAAGTCTTAACAATATTGATATTGAGACAGCTCTATCTAACCTTCAAATTGGTGATACTATTAACTTTACAGTAAAATATAATCTTGATTCTGGAGGAGGTCCTACAGTACCAATAGAAAAAAATATTGTCACTTCTATTAAATCTATCAGTGGATTATCTACTAGTGTTTGGAGAATAGATTTACCATTTAATAGTGCAACATCTATCAACCCAGACCAGTTTATATATACTCTTCTTTTTAATTCAGGTAGTTATAATGTATTTTTTAATCCTTATATAAATGATATTAATTATGCTATTTCAGATTATAATCCAATTATTAATAATGAATTAACATCAAGACCAAATAATAAATTATTTGATGTTGATTTTTCTTCAAATGCTATTACAGCAGTAAATGGACAAAATATTATAAGTGCTTCTAGAGGAACAGGAAGTGCTACACCAGCATCTGTCCCTGAATCTAATTATACTACATTAAGAAGTGCTAATCCAAGATATTTTGGATGTGAAAATACATCACCTGCCATTAATATTGGTTCAGGAAGTTCTTTACCAGTAGTTGAACAACTTGGAAGATTTGCTTTAGTATATAAAGGTGCTGGAAAATCTGATAATTTAGTACCTAATAGCACTACGTTCTTTAATATAACAACAGGGGTTGATGAAGATGGTAATTTATATCAACCACAAACTTCAAGTGCTTATCAGTGGAATGCTGAAAATGTATTTGGTAAGGATGATATAATTAATGTTGTTGTTCAAAATTCATCATCTGTTTCTCAAACTACCTTAACTACATTACAAGGTAATCAAACAGTAAATTCACTTTTTGAATTTCCAAACTCATTTTTAACAACCACCTCAGCATCTGGATTTAATATATTTGATTATCCTCCTGCAAATACGGGATCAATATATTTGATAGATGAAACAAATCAAGTAGGAGCTTTTGTTAGTCCTCCTTATTGGGCAACTTCATCTGCATCACCTTTATCATCTTTTACTATAACAGCATCAACAGCTGGTGGACCTAATTTAGGATTTTATTTAAATGAAGCTATCTCAGGAACCGCAAATTGGGCCCAGCAATCAACTCCCAATCGTCAGGGTTTAAATGCTCCTATAGATAATATTGTTCCAAGAATAGGAGATCTTTTTTATCATCCTAATTTTGAACTTCCTTTTACAGTAACTGATGTTTCTGTAGGGGGAGGTGAGTTTGCAGTAACTTTTGATAAAGCTATTACTTCTCCTAGTGATACAGCAGCAGAGTTAAATAAGTTTGTTTTTGTAAGAAACTATCAAAATTTAAATAGAATTAATTTAAATATTAATCTTTCTGGTTCAAATCCTCAAGTAGGATCAGGAGTTATATTCACTCAAAAAGAAACACAAAAATTTATTGATAATTTTAGTACAATAACATCAAATCTTATATCGAAAAATTTACTTTAATATATTTATAACATATAACAAAAAATAAAACATGGGATATTTAAATAACTCAGTAGTAACAGTAGATGCAATTTTGACCGATACCGGCCGTCAATTATTAGCACAAAATGAGGGTCAATTTAGAATTACTCAATTTGCTTTAGCTGATGATGAAATTGATTATACTCTTTATAATCCAACCCACCCATCAGGTTCTGCATACTATGGTCAAGCAATTCAAAATATGCCTTTGTTGGAGGCCTTTCCTCAATCAACACAGACAATGAAATATAAACTTGTAACTTTACCTCGTGGAACAGCTAAAATGCCTATCCTTGATTTAGGTTACAGTGCTATTATTATTAAACAAGGTGCTTCATTAGCAATTACTCCTCAAACATTGAATTATTTAGGTGGTAATACTTATGAAACTGCAGGTTACACAGCAACCATCTCAGATGTTAGATTATTCAGTCAGTTTGAAGGTGTAGGTATTGATACTCCAGCTGTTCAAGCTCTTAATATAACTAATACAACTCAAACATTAGGCACCTCAGTATCAAGAACGGTAGTAGGTACTACAATTAATTTAAGAGCAACCACCGTTAATACATTATTTGGTTCAAATACTCAATTACAAGCTACATTAACTGTAGAAGGTAGAGACTCCGGAGCTCGTTTAACTATTCCAGTAACAGTAACTAAAGTATCTTAAAATATAGACTATGTCATTTACAAGATTAGAAGCAGACGATTTTGTGGTAAGTACAGATGCAGTGTCATCTACCTTATTTTCAAATGATGCTCCCTCATTAACAACAGCTTTTACCTCTTCAGCCCAACAAGCTGGATCTTCGGGTGATTTTTACCTTAATGTATATAATGCAGCCACCACTTCCTCAATTCAATTTGCTATTGCTTATGGAAGTTCTGTAGGTAGTGGTAGTACAGTTTACAATGCTGCTGTTGATGGAAAAACACCCACAGCAACTATTTATGGTCAATGGCAAGATTTAGTAATTGGAGATGAAAATACAAACTTTACGTTTGGTGCTATTACATCTTCAGATATCTTTGCTATAACTTTTGAAAGAGCAAGATATAAAGATGCTTTATTTTTAGGTTCTCTTTCATTAACATTATCTGGTTCATCAGGTTCAATTACATTAACCGATAATAGTAATTATGTAACCTCAGTTCAATTTACTGAAGCTGGAAGAGTATTCCAATTAATTACAGGTTCATTTGGTACTAGAGCAAATATTACTTCAAGAAATACAGTAGATGGTTATTCAGCCAACTCAGGATCTTATGGTTGGTTACTACCAGATATTGGAGCTATTGTTTTAAACCCATTAGCGTTAGCTGATTTTGCTACAAGTGGAGGTATTGGTTTAATTTATACAGCATCTTCAGCAGCAGTTTCTACAGGTTCATCTGCTACTAACGGAGGTAATAATTCAGTTTTATTTAGAGCAATCAGTGGTTCAATTGCAACCGCAGGTACAACTAACGATTTTTACATTAATTCACAAGAATCTATTACTTCAGATTTTATTTTTGTAAGACCTAGAAGTTCAGCATATAATTATTCTGAAAACCCATCATTTATTTCAGGTTCTACTGGTGAAGTATTATATAGTGATTTTATTAATAATCCACAAACATATATTACAACAGTAGGTCTTTATAATGATACAAACCAATTATTAGCGGTTGCAAAATTATCAAGACCACTTCCAAAAGATTTTACAACAGAAGCTTTGATTCGTATTAAGCTAGACTTTTAAAATGAATGAGCGCGTACAAACAATTTCTAGCATCGGATATAACGGTTGTACCGTTTGAAGTAAATAAGTCATTTTCTTATAAGGGGGCTGAACTTCAAGGTGCTGATGTTGCTATTGATCGTTATTTAGGTTTAAATACAAGTTCATTATTTAATCCAAATACAGATCCTACAACTGGTCAAGTATCTACTCAATATCAAAGATTAGTATATGATTCTATTCAAGAATTATATTATTCAAATTATTTAAGTTCTAGTTATGGAAGTCCTGCAACTACACAAAGTTTAGTACCTGGAAATAATATCGAGGGAAATGCATTTGTAGGACCTACCGATTCAAGTGGAAGATATTTTAATTATAATCAAACCACATTAACCTTTGAAAAATTTTTTCCTACGGGTGCGAATGATATAATAGGAGTAATGTCTATTCCTTCAAGACTTTATGGAAATTATATTCAACCTAAATCATTTATTTGGTCTGGAATTAGTGGTTCAATTTATGATGACGGAGAAGGAAATTTAATTTATTCATCCTCAGGTGAAATTTGTGGTCAAATATTTTATCCTCATGGACTTGCTATAATTACAAGTGATTCAACCCCGGGTTTAGATGGTTATGGATTTGCTACTTATGGTAATTCATTTTATGGTATTGGAGATACAGCTATTATAGAAGCATTTGTAACATCCTCAAATGTAACTTGTTCATTTTCATCTTCTCTTACAATTTATGAAACTCAATATAAATGTACTGCTAGAGAAAATGAATTTAATTTTAGTTTAAATCCTTCATCAATTTCAGGATCAAATGGAGCTGTTTATTCATTTATGACAGGTTCTTATTTTGAACCTTATGTTACAACAGTTGGACTTTATAATGAAAGACAACAACTATTAGCGGTAGGAAAATTATCTCAACCCCTCCCTCTTTCATCTACAACAGATACAACAATACTTATAAACATAGATAGATAATATTATGGCGACTTTAAATAATTCAAATATTGTAAATGGTAATACAATTGAAACAAATGATTTGCTTCAATTATATGATGCTTTTAATTTTAATGGAGCATCTACAAAATATGATGTATCTTTAAGTGGTAGTTTAACAGGTACTGGTTCTTGGGCTGTATCTTCTTCTCGTGCTATAAGTAGTTCATATGCTTTAAGCAGTTCATATGCTTTAAGCTCTTCAAGAGCAGTAAGTTCTTCATTTGCAATAAGTTCATCTTATGCCTTAAGTAGTTCATATGCTTTAAGTAGCTCATACGCTTTAAGTAGTTCATATGCTTTAGATTCTAATACTACTCAAGTTAATGGACAATCTTATGATGGTGGTGGAGGAGTAGTTTCTGGTAATTTTAAATTTATAGCAGGAAAAGCAGCTATGAGTGCTGGCGCTGCTACAAGTAGTGTATTTCCTGTTTTAGCAGGAAAAACATTAGGTACAAATGCTTTTATTACAGCTAATTATAATCTTACATCAGGAGCTCCAGATGCTGTTGTTGTAACCCGAATTTCAAGTAGTGGAGCTATTTTATTTGATAATAACACACCTGGTGCCACAGCAGGAACAGTAATATTTACAGGTATATATATTTAATAAAAAAATAATTTATGGAAAATTGGTTATATCAAAATAAGGAGATTATATCTATAGAGGATTTTCCTCAAGACGCCTTTGGGTTTATATACATTACTACACATATGCCGAGTGGAATATCGTATATTGGAAAAAAATCGCTATATCACAACGTTAAACGTAAGTTAACAAAAAAAGAATTAGCAGAGCAAACCGGCCGAGGCCGCAAACCAACAACCCAAATAGTACAAAAAGAATCAGATTGGAAAACCTATTATGGTTCAGCTAAACCGATTCTTGAAATATTAAAAGAAGGTAAACACGATGATTTTACACGTGAAATTATACAAATAGTAAATAATAAAAAATTATTAACATATTACGAGTGTAAATACTTATTCAAATATGGTGTATTAGAACATCCCTTAGAATATTTCAATGATAACATCCTTGGAAAATTCTTTACACGTGACTTTGGTTCCGTAAAAGAGGATTAGTATATTACCATTATGATAAATCAATCTCTAGTATCACTGGCTAATTCTGTACTTGGTATAGGAAAAGCAACGGCAAGAGGTAACTATGCTTACCACTGTCCGTTGTGCCATCATACAAAACCTAAATTAGAGATTAATATGACCGAAAACAATAAAGGTGAAAATCCTTGGCATTGTTGGGTTTGTGATAAAAAAGGTAAAAAACTTTATCAATTATTTAAAGCAGTAGATGTTTTACCTGAAATAATGGCTGAACTAAAGGTTATTGTTAAATATGTTGGTCCTGAAACGGAAGTTAAAGTTGAAGAAAAAATTAAATTACCCAAAGAATACCAATCATTAACCAATATTCAGAAATCAAACATTATTGGAAGGCATGCTTTAGCATATTTAAAATCTCGAGGTATTACAGAAGAAGATATACTTAAATATGGTATCGGGTACTGTGAAACAGGTCGTTATGCTAATATGATTATTATTCCCTCTTATGATGCTAAAGGAAATATAAATTATTTTACAGGAAGATCGTTTGAAAAAGAACCATCTGTAAAATATAGAAACCCAACAGTATCCCGTGATATTATTCCTTTTGAGTTATTTATTAATTGGGATTTACCTTTAATATTATGTGAAGGACCTTTTGATGCTATTGCTATTAAACGAAACGTTATACCACTTTTAGGAAAAAATATACAATCAAACTTAATGAAAAAGATTGTTATGTCTTCTGTTGAAAAGATTTACATTGCTCTTGACCGCGATGCCCAAAAAAAGGCGTTAGATTTTTGTGAAAAACTCATGAATGAAGGTAAAGAAGTATATCTTGTAGACATGCAAGACAAAGATCCTAGCGAAATGGGGTTCGCTAACTTCACTAATCTTATACAAGAAACATACCCCTTAAACTTTTCTGGTTTACTAGAAAAGAAACTATTCCTATGAAAAAAAGAAACATTAAACACGTACACAATCGAATCCTAGAAATCTCAGAAGACTCAAAACAAATTACTCTTCCAGATTCTAGATATTACAGACGAAATGGAGAATATTATCCTTCAATCACTCACGTTTTAAGTTATTATCCTAAAGGTAAACACTTTGAAGACTGGCTTAAAAATATGGGGAGATCAGCTGATTATATTGTCCGTAAAGCGGCGGAAGAAGGTACTCAAGTACACGAAATGATTGAAGCTTATTTAGAAGGTAAAGAAATGAGTTTTCTTAACCAATGGGGAGATCCTCAATACAATCCAGATGTTTGGCAAATGTTCTTACGTTTTGTTGATTTTTGGGAAACTCATAAACCAGAATTATTAGATCAAGAAATTCACCTATTTTCAGATGTTCTTAAAGTAGCAGGTACAACAGATTTAGTTTGTAAAATTGAAAATGAATTATGGATTATTGACCATAAAACTTCAAATCATATTCAAACTACATATGAATTGCAAGCTGCTGTTTATGCTCATTGTTATGAAGAATGTTATGGTACTAAACCAGACCGTACAGGTATTTTATGGTTGAAATCTTCTAAACGTAAAGGTTCAAAAGATAAAATGCAAGGTAAAGGATGGGAAATGATTTTACCATCTCGTTCACAAGAAGAAAATATTGAAATTTTTAAAACAGTAAAACGTTTATTTGATTTAGAAAACCCAAATGAAGCTCCTGTATTTACTGAATTTAAAACTACAGTAAAAAGAGAATTGTAATATTTATGACAAATCCTATTTATGATCGGACTGATATCTCTTTTGAAGGAAATAGAAAAAAAGCCAAAAGCAATTTTTATGGCTGGTCCTGCTGGTTCTGGTAAATCATTTATTTCCAAAAAATTAGTTCCTTCAAATTTTAAAACTATTAATGTAGATGATACTTATGAGGCCTTACTAAAGGCCTCTGGTATTGGAATGAAATTAGCTAAAATGTCACCTGATGAATTAAAAAAAGCAGGTGAATTAATGGGTCAAGCCAGAAAAGCTACAGACACAAAATTTAAAGAAGCTACCTCAAATTTAAACAATATCTTAATTGATAGTGTAGGAGGTTCTTCTAAAGTATTATTAAAGAAAAAACAAGAATTAGAAGCTTTAGGTTATGATACCGCGATGATAATGACATATGTTTCGCCTATTACCTCATTAGAACGTAATAAACAACGAGACAGATCATTGTTGCCGAGTATTGTAATTCGTTCTTGGCGTGATGTAAATAAAAATATAGACGCGTATCAACAGGCCTTTGGAGATAGTTTTACTTTAGTAAATTTAGATCCTGAAGATGCTAAAAAAGATTTTGATGAAAATTATATTTATAAAACATACATCGAACCTTTAGGACAAATTGGTAAAGAAAAAACTCCTGAAGAAAAAGAAAAAGCTGAAAACGAAGCAAAACAAATCTATTCAGATATCAAATCAACATTAAAAAATCAACCTAATTTTGATACAATAGATCAAGCCCAAACAAAAATCACTAACTTTATAAACAAATGAAATTAACAGAATTATTAAACGAAGTAGAAAAAAAAGAAAAACCAGTTAAAGAAATGGCTCCTATTAAAGAGGAAGGTCCATCTGTAATAGATGAAATTGGTAAATTCTTTGTAGTTAAAAAACCTGGAAAAGGTATGACTAAAGAAGATATGGTATATGAAGCTACTATCTTTGATGAAATTAAAATGGATGAAATCAAAGGTGCTTATAAAAACAGATCTGAGGCAAATCGTCACGCTACTGAGTCTTTAAAAGAATATGAAATGCAGCTTAAAGAAATGGAAGATGCTATGGAAGCTTTCCGTTCAGCTAAAAAAGATATTGAAGAGAAAAAAGCAGCTGCTAAAGAAAAAATTCAAAAACTTAAACAATAATGAACTCTCTTACAAAAGTCTTGTTAGAAGATCTTTTGGAAGCGGAGAACAAAAAAGTAACCGCTATTTATGGTGGCGGATTCAAACCACCTACCAAAGGACACTATGCCGTTGTACAAAAAGCAGCTGAACAAAATCCTGAAATTGATGATATTATCATTTATGTGGGGGGCGGTGAGCGTAATGGTATTGGTCAAGGTGAATCTATTCAAGTTTGGGAATTATATAAAAAATATCTTCCTTTAAAAACAAGAATTGAACCTTCAAAAGCACCTATTGGTGATATTTTACGTTACGCCAAAGAACATCCTGAAGAGGAAGTACTTTGGATTATAGGTGCTCGCGAAAATAATCCTGAAGATTTTGCTGATATTGCTTCTAGAACTAGAACAATAGATAAATATCCTAATCTTCAACTACGAGTTATTCAAACCTCAGGAGGTGTTAGTGGTACTGCTGCTCGTAAAGCCATTAAAGACAATAATAAAGAACAATTTTTCCATTTAATACCAGATATTGAAGAGAAAGAACAAGTTTGGGACATTGTATCTCCTGTAATTAAAGAAAATTTGGTTAGTGATTTAAAATCTAAATTTAATAAATTTATATCTGCTGCTAAACAAGAAGGCCAAGAAACAAAAGAAGTAATTGGATTATTAGTTCATGCTGCTCAAGGAAAAATAAAATTATCTGATAAAGATAAAGAATATATAGGTAATCAATTAAAAGATGTTTTAAAATTAGTAGGTTTAACAGCAATTGCTGCTTTACCTGGTGGATTTATTGCAGGTGCTTTAATTAAAATATTTAAAGCTGAATCCTTAATTACCCCTTCAGCTTTTGTAAATGAAGTAGGCGAGGCAAATCTTAAATCATATAAATGGGAAGAGGTTGATAGAGAAGGTTATTATGTTTATACTCGATTTACAACAGATAGCGAAACTCAATATGATGTAGACATTAGGTCAACAATATTTTTTCCAGCAGGACAAATGGAATCTCTTCCTGCTTTAGAAATTGAATTTACAGCTAAACCTAAAGGTGCTGAAGGTTCTTCGGCTAAAATAGTAGTTAATAAAGGTGAAATGTATAGAGTAATGGCTACTATAGTAAATATAATTAAAAAATACATTAAAAAATCTAAAGCTCAAGCTATTATTTACTCACCTTCTAAAAAATCAGATGAGGAAAATTTTGGCACTCAAAGAGATAATTTATATAGAGCATTTATTTCTAAAGCATTCCCAGGAACAACATTTAAACAATCAGGAGATTTTATAACAGCTATTTTACCTGATGTGAATGAAGGAACTTGTGGTTATGATACAGATGTAGCAACAGGTAAAAAATTAGATACACCTGGTGGATTAGAAGAAGCTGACCCTAAAAAAGGAACAGGTAAAAAACCGAAAGGTTCAGGTCGCAGATTATACACAGATGAAGATCCAAAAGACACTGTTCGCATTAAATTTAAAACTAAAGAAGATATTGTTGATACTTTAAATAAAACATCTTTTAAAGCTAAATCACATGCTCGTCAATCTCAAGTAATTAATTTAATTCATCAACGAGTAAGAGCAGCTTATGGTAAAGCAAAAGATCCTGAAGTAAAAGCAAGATTAAAACGTGCTTTAGATTATATTGAATCACGTAAAGAAGCATCAAAAAAGAAAACAGAGCGTTTACGTAAAATGAAAGAAGCATCCGACCCACAAGCAGGAACAGCTTTACCTTATGGTTCAGGGTTTGCTCCTATAAAAGAAGCTTGGAGTTTGCAAGATGCTTTCGTATCTTTATCAAAATATATGATTGACAATGGAATGAGTATTCAACCATTGCCCAAAATAAAGGTTATATCAGATGATGAAGAAAATGCATCTAGTATTTTGGGTAAAACAGCTTATTACAATCCAGATGATAAATCAATTACTTTATTTACTATGGATAGACACCCAAAAGATATTTTACGTTCATTTGCACACGAAATGGTTCATCATGAACAAAACTTAAATGGAAATTTAAATAATATTAACACAACCAATACAAACGAGGACGGAGATTTACCTGAAATTGAAAGCGAAGCATATGAAAAAGGTAATATGATGTTACGTAATTGGGAAGATTCAATTAAAAATGTATAAACTGACAGATTTATATAAACAAATTAAAGAGGAAACTACTGAAACCCCTCAATCGCAATATAAAATTTATTGTGATATGGATGGTGTTTTAGTTGACTTTGATAAAGGTTATAAAGAATTAACCGGTAAAGAAACAACCCACTCAGATGTTCAGGGAACATCAGCATTTTGGGATACTTTTAGACAAGGTCTTGAAAATAAAAAAATGAGTGAAAAAGATTATTGGGCAAACTTACAATGGATGCCTGATGGTAAAGAATTATGGAATCATATTAAACAATACAAACCAACACTTTTATCAGCTCCTTCAAGAGATCCACAATCTCGTTGGGGTAAACGTATTTGGGTTAAAAAGAATATTCCTGGTACTCCTTTAATTCTTGCAGCAGCAGAAGCAAAAAAGAATTATGCTCAAAAAAATGCAATACTTATAGATGATAGAGTTTCTAATATTAACGACTGGAATAATGCTGGTGGTATTGGAATTCTTCATACGTCAACTTCAACAACATTAGATAAATTATCAAAATATGGCTTATAAATTAAAAGAAAACGAAGAAGAAACCCCATCATCAAGAATATCAGTTGATTATGATATTTATTTAACTCCTGAAGGAAATATTGAGGATGCCATTTCAGCTTTAAAAAACATAGATAACTATGGGCCTTATGTTTCTAACATGAGAAATAAATCTTATGTTGAAAAAGCAATTGAAGATTACTTTGGTCCTTCTATCCCAGTAAAGCGTAAAGCTTTAGAAAAAGAAAGAGGTAAACCATTTCCTATAAAAACAAAACAAGCTATTGATGATTTAGTTAAATCAGTTACATCAACCCCAAATTTATTAAAATATGAGGTTAAAGGAAAAGAAATTGTTTTTCCTAAATCAAATAATCCTAGTAAGGATTTAACTAAAAAAATTATTAAAGTAGTAATGGATAATGCAGGAATAAAATTCAAAACTACAGAAAAAGAAACGGTAAGTGAAGTTAAAATTACCAAAACAAAATTAACAGAAATTATAAAAAATTTCAATAAATAATGAAAAACGATTCGGTTTTAAAAAAAGAGTTTAAACATAAAGATGTAGAACGTCTTCGTAACCTTGTTCAAGGCAAGTACGGAGATCGCACTACTATGGGAACGGGTTATCAAAAAGCAAAAGAATTTCATGATGAGGGTGATATTTGGGAAGAAGATGGTCGCCAATGGACAATCAAAAATGGGGTAAAACAAAATATTACTAAATTAGATAAGGCAAAAGAAGGTATTGTTTTACCTTTATTTTGTCCTTCTTGTTCTAAATCAACTAAACCACATTTAGATAAAAAATGGTTTGTAATGTATGGTCATTGTTTTAATTGCCAAGTAGATTTTGAACATGAACTTAAAAAACAAGGTAAATTAGAAGAATTTGAAAAACAAGTAATTAATCAACATCTCGAAGGTACAATTCAAGATTTTGAAACTTGGTTTAATGAATTAATAAATGAAAAAAGCCAATTTATTACTGAAGCTGGTGATGTTGAAAAGTGGGATGGTAATGGTAAAACACAATTGTTAAAATACAAAGAAGAAGCATTAGAATATCTACACACCCAGAAAAAATAATGGAAAATTTAACAATGTTAACAACTATTTTTGTTGCTTTAATTACTGCTGTGATTGGCCCCGCTGTACTTGAATGGGTTAGAGCAAAATTAAAAAAAGAAGAAAAATCATCTCCTGTAAAAGAAGCTATTGATGTAAATGCAATGGTTGATAATCAATTAGATAAATTAATAGAAGAATTAGAATGTGATAGAATTTGGATTGGTCAGTTTCATAATGGAGGCCATTTTTATCCTACTGGAAAATCAATTCAAAAATTTTCTATTTTTTATGAAAAATTAACCCCTACAACATCGGCTATCCAACATATTTTCCAACAAATCCCAGTATCATTATTTCCTAAAGCATTATCTAAACTTTATAAAGACGGAGAATTAGCTGTTGTTAATTATGAAAAAGACGAAACATATGATTTAAATATATTTTCTCGAGATTATGGAACAAAATCTTTTTATATGATTGCTATAGATGATTTAAATGGACATTTTATAGGATTAATGGGAATAGCATTTAATGATAAAGAACATAAATTATCTCGAGAAGAATGGATATTTATAAGACAGAAGGTAGGAGCTATTGGTTCACTACTAA